AAAAGGATCGAATAGAAAACAAGTATTAACTTATGATGGTAAGAAATATACTAATGGCTTGCCAGAGATGAAGTGGAAAGATGGTAAGGTAACAGGATAATGTGGTTTAGTGCTTTAAAACTAGGATTGAACGCTGCTAGTCATATCTATAAAAAGAAACAAGAAACAAAGATGGCAATGGCTGATGCACAACACATGCACGCAGCTAAGATGGCAAAAGGTGAAACAGAATATCAAGGTAAGTTATTAGAAGCAAGACAATCAGATTGGAAAGACGAGTTCGTATTGATCGTATTAACGCTGCCGATATTAGTTATTGCTTATGGAGTTTTTTCAGATGATCCAACTGCATCTCAAAAAATAAAAGAGTTCTTTGAGCAGTTCCAACAACTACCTTCATGGTTTACAAATCTCTGGATTTTAGTTGTGGCAAGTATTTATGGTATAAAAGGTACACAAATATTTCGTAATGGTAAAAAATAATTTTGTACAACAGTATAGGAAAAAAGTAACACACTTATCACAACAAGGATATGGCAAAAAAAAAGTTCAATCTCGAAAAGCTAGAACACGTAAGAATACCAAAAAAAACTAGCATTGGCAGACGACCAAAAATGAGTAGTATGAATAAGCATAAGAGAAGGTCATACAAAGCTAAGAATAGAGGCGGAATGTAATGAAAGTATCAGAGAATACATCTGTTGCCATGCCAATCAAGAATATGATTGGTATTATTGTAGCTATATCAGCAGGTATATTTGCTTACACAGAACTTACTGCCAGACTCACATCTTTGGAAACAAGTCGTGAGCTTATGCAATCTGACTTGCTCAAGGCATCCGATCAAAAACCAGTAGATCAGGAGCAATTTTTGATACAAGAAGCACTAGCATCTGACTTAGAAAAGACTATAGTGCGTGTAGATGATATGATGCACAATGGAGTAAATATCTCAAGAATGATGAAAGATATTGAAAGATTACGTGAAGATGTAGAAAAATTAAAAGATAAGGTAAGAGAAAATGGAAATGGTTATAGCTCTAATGATGTACCTAGGTAATCCACCAGAATTGAAGGAACATTTATTAATGCCATCAATATCTGAATGTTTAAAAAAAAAGAGAATTGCTACTAGAAATAATGGTAGCGATAGATTAATTTATCAATGCACAAAAGTAAAAGCTGTCGTAGAAGATGGTAAAATAATTAGTATATCAAAGAGTGATTAATGAGCAGAAGAGATAAACAACCACCAAAAACAAAAAAGTATTTCAGGTCCACAAAGTCTGGTGCGGGTATGACTAAGGCTGGTGTTGCAAGATACAGAAGAGAGAACCCCGGTTCAAAACTTAAAACTGCTGTAACTAAAAAGAGTGGACTAACTGCAAGAGAGAAAGCTAGACGTAAATCATATTGTGCAAGAAGTGCAGGTCAAATGAAAAGATTTCCAAAAGCTGCCAAAGACCCTAACTCAAGACTAAGACAAGCAAGAAGAAGATGGAGATGTTAGTTGAAGCGTAAGACTTGGGATAAAAAACAAGCTATACTTACCTGTGGTTGGTGTCATCTTTGCGAAAAAGAATTATTGAGTAATGAAGGCGGATGGATTATAAATGGAGAAAAGAAATACTTTTGTCACGATGGCAGAGATGGAAGTTGTTTTGATAAATATTGTATAACTAAAAAGGAGAAACACAATGTATGGAAAGAAAATGAAGAAGCCTATGGCTAAGAAGAAAGCGAAGAAAACAAAGAAAGCTAAAAAAGCAAAAAGGATGATGTACTAATGCCGGGAAAAAAACTTACAAGAAAACAAATGAAGATTGCTAGAGTTGCAGGTAATCCAAATAAGATTGAAGCTGCTGACTTTAGAAAACTTAAAATGAACAAGAAAAAGAATGGCAAAAAGAAAAAGTACAGTTAATAAAGCAGGTAACTATACCAAACCGGGTCTAAGAAAAAGGTTGTTTCAAAGGATCAAAGCGAGTAATGTGCAAGGCACTGCGGCTGGTAAATGGTCTGCTCGTA